GGGCGCACCGATCAAGGGCCGTGTCATCGTCACTGGCGGTTCACGTATCCGGCTGCTCGGCTGGATCAGCGTTGCCAAGATGGGCTGTCGCCTGAACATCCGTGAAGGTCAGATTATCGATCTGGCTGAACGTACCGGCGAAGGCTTTGAGAAGTTTGAAGGCGGCTCGTTCAAGTCCGCCGACCTCGATCTCAGCGATGAGATTGAAGACGAGACGACGAGTGAAACTGAAGAAAACACCGACAACGACGAGTTCTAAGTCGGTCGCACAACACGGTATCGTCAACGGTTATCGTTCAGGCCTTGAAGAAAAAATAGCTCAAGAGCTGTTTGATGCAGGCGTCTCCTTTGAATTTGAGGAGTACGTCATCAAGTACACCAAGCCTGAGAAAGTCGCGAAGTACACTCCCGACTTTATGCTCCCGAATTTTATCATCGTTGAATCGAAAGGCCGCTTCTTAACGGCTGATCGACAGAAGATGATACTTGTTAAGCAGCAGCATCCCGATCTTGATATCCGGTTTGTGTTCAGCAATTCGCGCCAGCGGATTGGAAAGAAGTCCACAACTACTTACGGCGCTTGGTGCGTGAAACATGGTTTCCCCTACGCCGATAAGTCGATCCCTGCTGCATGGCTCAAAGAGCCTGCCAAACCTTGCAAGCTGATTACTCAGCAAACCTGAAAGCACTGACTATGTACGGACAAATCGAACTGTTCGATCCGGCTGATTTTGAACTGAACGCCGCGCCTGTCGATTACTCGACGGATGTTGTGTTTGCCTACCGATACGAGGAAGGCAACCGCGTGAAGGAAAATATCTCGCTGGTTAGCGGTGATGATGCCGAATCCCTGCCCGCCTTGCTGGCAGCATTCAAGGACTTCCTCATTGATGCGGGCTTCACCTACGTTGATGACGTTGCAGTGTTGACGGAACGCGGCAAGATTTACGCCGCAACCAACTACTAAACATGGCCGGGGCCTCTGACACCTAGATACGAACGAGTGTCACGCCCCGGTCCTCATAGAGACCATGGTTACTCCCGCACCGCAGCGCTGCGGTACGACTTGCGGCAACGTCGGGCGCTCGTAAAGCCGACCCTATAGAGACCATCATGAACAACGTTGAATTGCTCTGCGCTGCGCTCGTTGGCGCGGCGGTCCTTCTTGTGTTCCTCAGCTACAAGCGCTCTGCGAAAAAGTACCGCACCCTTGCTGAGGCCTCCAAAGCCAAGCCCGCCTATCGTGGCGATTATGTCGTCATTCCCCGTGACGTAGTGAAGTGTTCCACGCCCTTTCCAATGGAAGGCTACCGGGAACGTCCTGCGCCGGTAAAGAACTTCACTACCTATCCCGGCAGCATGCGCCGCGATCCTCCCTCAGTACAGCGTTCTTACGCGGCTGATACGCCTGTCGCTCCCTCGCATGATCCCATGTCAGGGCTGCTGACCGGAATGCTCATTGGCAACGCCATGGGCAGTCACAACCACCCCGCGCCTGAACCGGCCAAGGTGGAAAGCTATTGCGCACCATCGCGCGACGATAGCCCAAGCTATTCCTACAGCAGCAGCGACACTAGCAGCAGCTACTCATCGTCAGACAGCTATTCGTCGTCTAGCGACAGCGGCTCATCCTCGTCGGGCGGTTGTGACTAATGAACCACCACCCTTTTCTGAAAGCCAACATGACGACCGACGAAGCTATCAAGTCCCTCGCGGACAAGTACACTACGCCTCTCCCCACGGTTGAAATGGTCCGCGCCAATACGGCACTGGTGCCAACCGCTACGCCATCAAAGCTTGATGAGCTGGTGTCGGCATTGACTGACATTCCTAAGCAGGTTGACGACGCTGCTACTCAGGCCCTTACCCGTCTGACTGCCGCCCGCGACCGCGCCAATGCTGGCATCGGTAAGGTGAATGACATCGCTGTAAAGATTGAGCAGACCGCTCAAGACATTGAAGCATTCACCAGCAAGTTGACCAACCACCCCCCGGCTTAACGTGGGCACTGGCAGTCTTTGTGCTGCTGCTCACGTCGGTCCTCACTCAGGCCTACTAAACGATGATGACTTACATCAAGGCGCGGCCATGGCATGGCAAAGCGCTTGATGGTGCATGGCTGTTCACGATCAAACGTGATGGTGTACGGGCGATCTGGAATGGCAAGGAATGGCGTAGCCGGGCTGATAAGCCGCTCTACAACATTCCACCCCCTCTATCGCCCGAACAACATGACGTGGAGGTGTTCGTTGGAAGTTTCCGCGACACTATCCGCGCCACGCGCACACAGCACCTTAAGGACGATACACCGCGTATCTCCTATGACCATCTGTTCTCACTCCGCCACCCTGACCCGCGCAACTATGCCGGGGTATTCACCAATCCATCTGCGGCGCTCATCTATCGCAAGATGCGAGATGCCATCAAGGACGGCCAAGAAGGGTTAGTCCTGCGCAGCGGCGATGCTTGGATCAAAGTTAAGCCTGCCGAAACAATCGACCTACTCATCACCGGAGCCATCGCAGGACAAGGCCAACACCTTGGCCGCCTTGGCGCTGTCATCACGCAACGCGGGGCCGTTGGCGCTGGGTTCTCTGATGAAGAACGTGAAGATCTTTGGGCGCAATACCTCAATTATGAGCTGATCGGGCAAACCGTCGAATGCGAATACATGCACCTGACCCCTGATGGTCAGATGCGGCATCCGCGCTTTGTTCGCATGCGCCCCGACAAGATCGCTGATGAGTGAAAGCCACGTCATCGGGCGCGAACACTGCCCCGGATGCGGATCAAAAGACAACTTAGTTAGATACAGCGACGGACACGCCCATTGCTTTGGCTTTGGGTGTTCCTATCGGGAGAAAGGAGACGGCAAGCCTATTAGCGAGCTGCAATCCTTCGCTAACGACGACAAGAGCGAAGATGAATCCGCCCTAGAATTGCAGGGCGAGATTGAAGCACTACCAGACCGAAAGATACGTGAGGCGACCTGTCAGAAATGGGGTTACCGCACGACCGAACGGGGAAGCCAACTAGCTTACCACTTCGATGAACGACGACGACCGATCGCCGCCAAAGTCCGCATGCCGGGCAAGAAATTCAAAGTCATTGGCAATGCGAAAGCCATGCGGTTCTACGGCCAATGGCTGTGGTCCGGTAAAGGCAAGATGATCGTTATCACGGAAGGCGAGATAGACGCCCTCACCGTGTCAATGCTCCAGGACGATAAGTGGCCAGTGATCTCCCCGCCGAACGGGGTTCAGTCAGCGGCTAAGTACGTCAAGCAAGAGCTGGAATTTCTCAGCGGTTACGACACCGTAGTTTTCATGTTCGATATGGACGAACCGGGACAACAGGCCGCGCTTGAATGCGCTGAGCTGCTGGCACCGGGTAAGGCGAAGATCGCTTCGCTGCCGTTCAAAGACCCGAATGAATGCTTGCTCAAGGGCAAGGGTGACGAAGTTATCCGCGCCATCTGGAACGCAAAGACGTTCCGTCCTGATGGTGTCCTAGCTGGCGATGAAATGTGGGATCGGCTGTTCAATCAGCCTGAACGCCCGCGCATTCTCTATCCGTGGTCTGGCCTGAACGAAAAAACCCATGGCATGGGCGAGGCTGAGCTAGTCACTTGGACGGCGGGTTCTGGTGTCGGCAAGTCTGCCGTCATGCGTGAACTGGCGCACCACTTGATTAGCAACGGCGAGACCGTTGGCATGATCATGCTGGAGGAGACCGTAGAGCGAACCGCTTTCGGCCTCATGGGCATCAGTATCAACAAGCCCCTGCATATCACCCGTCACGGCGTCTTAGAGGCTGAGCTGCGCACTGCCTACATGGCAACCGTAGGCTCTGGCCGCTGCTATCTCTATGACCATTTCGGTTCAACCGAAGTAGACCGCTTGCTTGGCCGCGTTCGCTACATGGCGAAGGCGCTAGGCTGCAAGCATATCATCCTCGACCACCTTTCAATCATGGTGTCAGGAATGATTGAGGACATGGATGAGCGTCGTTTGATCGACCGCGCCATGACCTTGTTGCGAACCCTCGTCCAAGAAACGGGCATCACACTACACGTTGTCAGCCACCTCAAACGCCCCGAAGGGCGCGGACATGAGGAAGGCGCTTCAACGTCCCTTAGCCAGTTACGCGGCTCACACGCGATTGCTCAGCTCTCTGACATCGTGATCGGCCTTGAGCGTAACCAGCAAGGCGACAGTCCAAACCAATTGATCCTGCGAGTCCTGAAAAACAGGTTCTCAGGAGAAACCGGGTTGGCCGGATTGCTTCACTACGACCTAGCAACCGGGCGACTATCAGAAGAAGCGATTATTACCGGAGAGTTCTAATGGGTTTCAAACACCAGACGGCGTTACAGGCAATTCCCTATCAGCATGACATCGATGTTGCGCACGACGTTAAGTCTTGGGTTGGCAACTACGAATCTATTAGTTCCGGCGACCGCGAATATGACGACCGCGTGAACGACCGTGATTATCAAGTTGGCGACATCGTTCGCTTTCATGAGTTTCACCCGTTCTTGCGGAAGTTCACACAGAGAGAATGCGACGTGGAAATCACCAGCATTCAATACGATTTGCCCGGCTTGCATCCTGCAATCGCTCGGCTTCACTTCAAAATCATTGGCTAAATGACATGACACAGACCGACAAAATCCTGAACCACATCTATATGCGCGGCTCTATTTCTCAGCGCGAGGCGTACCTTGATTATGGTGTCTCCTCCCTGACCCGCCGCATTGCCGATTTGCGGGACGACGGCTACGACATTCGCACCCTGCGAAAGAAGCACCCCACGACCGGACAAGTCTACGCCCGCTACTATATGCGAGGGACACCGGAATACTTTGAGGCTATCGGCCTTGCGAACCTGAACGAGTTTAATCCGGTCATGCCGGGTTTCGTGATGGAAGCGCTGAACGTTGCCTAAGAAGAAACCGACAAACGAAATCGTCGGGAATAAGGCTGATCTTATCATCGTTGACGACGTGGTGATCTCGGCAACCTGCGCTAACTGTAACTACGTGGCCGTCACAAGCCACGGGTTTGCATGCGGCGTTAAGTTGCCCCCCTTCCTTCGTGTTCATGAGAACCCGCGTAGCAGCATGGTCCGCCCGACCGATGGCTGTGATCTGCATGTAATGTATGAGGGCCATTGCGCGTCATAGTTTTTGACGTTGAAGGCAATGGGTTCTTAGAACAAATCACCAAGCTACACTGTCTCGCTCTCGCTGAGCTGACATCCGGCCAACGCCAATCCTTCACGCCTGACCGCGTGGAGGAAGGCCTGCGTATGGTCATGGAAGCTGACATCATCATTGGTCACAACGCGATCAAGTATGACCTGGCTGTGTGCCGTAAGCTCTACCCGTGGTTTCGGGTAGACCGTAAAAAGGTGGTTGATACCCTCGTCCTATCCCGTCTGATTTACTCCGATCTCGGAGACCGCGACCGCGCTAGCAAGACGCCGATTGATGGCAAGCTGCACGGCTCGCACTCACTCAAAGCATGGGGACAGCGCCTCGGATTTCCTAAGGGAGATTATGACGGCGGCTTTGAAGAATATAACCCCGCAATGCTTGCTTATAATGAGCAAGACGTTGAAGTAACCATCCGGCTCTATCAGAAGCTCCTCGCACACAAGGCCCTCAGTCAGCAGGCTGTTGACCTTGAGCATAGCGTGGCGTGGATCGTCGCTCAGCAAGAGCGGTACGGTTACACGTTCGATTCCGCCGCAGCGCGGGCCTTGGCTGGCGAGCTGTTCGCTCTGCGCCATGATCTTGAGCAAGAGCTGACAATCACGTTCCCGCCATGGGACGAACCGCAAGGCATGTTCACTCCCAAGGTGAACAACAAGGCACGGGGCTACGTCAAAGGCGTGGCCATGATGCGCTACAAGCGTATGGAGTTTAACCCCGGCTCGCGACATCACATCGCGAACCGATTGAAAGCCTTACGCGGATGGGAACCCCGCGACTTTACACCGGATGGTTCCGCCAAGATTGACGAAACGATCCTAGACGGCCTCTCATTCCCTGAGGCCAAGCTGCTGTCCAAATACTTCATGATCCAAAAACGGATCGGAATGTTAGCGGAAGGCAAAGGCGCTTGGCTTGTCTACGAGCGCAACGGCAAGGTTCACGGCGAATGCATCACCAATGGTGCTGTCACCGGGCGAGCTACGCACAAGTCACCTAACATCGCTCAGGTGCCCTCCGTTGGCACACCCTACGGCAAAGAATGCCGCGCTCTATTCGGTCCTAGCAAGGGCCGTGTTCAAGTCGGTATCGACGTATCAGGCCTTGAGCTGCGCATGCTCGCGCATTTCATGTTCCGGTATGACAAGGGTGCTTATGCAAAGGAAGTCATTGAGGGCGACGTTCACACCGTCAACCAACTCGCTGCCGGTCTAGCGACCCGCGCCGAAGCAAAGACATTCATCTATGCGTTCCTCTACGGTGCCGGTCCCGAAAAGATCGGCAACATCGCAGGCGGAGACGCCGACCTTGGGCGAAAGCTCAAGAGGCGATTCCTACAGCGAACCCCCGCACTGGCCGCGCTCCTTAGAGCTATTAAGTCAGCCGCCGAAAGGGGCTATCTTGTTGGGTTGGATGGCCGCTGGCTATCTATTCGCAGTCCACATAGCGCTCCTAACACTCTGCTACAGAGTGCTGGCGCCTTGGTCTGCAAACTCTGGATGGTGCTTCTAGACGAAGCTATCGACGCCATGGGCTGGACCGACAAGGTTCAACAGCTCGCGTGGGTTCATGACGAACTACAGTTTGAATGTGACCCTGACATTGCCGACGCGTTTGGCAAGCTCGCGGTTGAATGCATCAAACGCGCTGGCGAAGTTTTCAAAATCAAGCTCCCGCTGACCGGCGAATACAAGATCGGTCGCAATTGGGCTGAGTGCCACTAAGGACAATCAATGCCTATCCTCCTCCAGCGGCGCACCGTAAGCGGTGCCCGCGTCTTGTTCGATCCTCGCACCACTGCTGAGGCGAACATGAGCCGTGACATGACTAACCGGGTTAAGCGTCCATCGCGTAAGCCTAAGAAGGCAAAGCATGGCGCTACTGATCGACGCTGACATTATCGCGATGCATGCCGTTGCGGCATGTCAACGCGAAGTAGAGTTTGAGACTGACGAATGGCAGCTCTACTGCGACCTGAATGATGTTCGCCCGAAATTCAAGGAAAAAATTGATGAGCTGATGGAAGCGACAACGCAAACGGATTACCTCCTTTGCTGGTCTGATCCTGAGAAGGGTAACTTCCGCAAGCAACTCAATCCTGAATACAAGGCCAACCGCACCGCCCGTAAGCCTGTCGGCTACTGGCCATTCGTTCGCGGTATCCACGAGACTGAAAAGAAGCGCTGCCGGTATCGACCCCGGCTAGAGGCTGACGACGTGATGGGCATCCTTGCCACCCGTGATATCGGAAAGCACGTCATCTGGTCTATCGATAAAGACATGATGCAGATTCCTGGCCCCCATCTTATCGATGGGGTTGAGGTTGATCAGGATGCCGATTTGGCTGAGCTGACATTCCTCTCTCAGGTTCTCACCGGAGACACCGTGGATAACTATCCCGGCTGTCCCGGCGTCGGTCCTGTAGGGGCTGAAAAGATCCTCGCAAAGGTCACGCTGAACGCTAACCCGGCCTCCTATTGGGCTGACGTGTGGCAGGCCATCCTCAACGCCTACGCCGCGAAGGGCCTCACTGAGGCTGACGCGTTGCTACAGGCTCGCATGGCCTACCTCTTGCGCCATGACAACTACAACAACGACACCGGAAAGATACGGCTATGGAAGCCAGCGACGTAATCGTTAAGCCCGCGCACTACACGCGATGGGCTATCGAACCCATCACCTTCATCATGCGCAACAAGATGGAATTTTGGCGGGGTAATCCCATCAAGTACATCGCTCGCGCGGGCTTCAAAATCTATGACGGCATGGACGCGGTTCAATCGGAAATCACCGATCTGAACAAGGCTGTCCGTATGTGCCAGATGCGTATCAACGAATTGAACGGCGAAACCGAACTATGAAAACCAAAGTCCCGCCCCGCGTGAAGTCCGATGCAAAGGACCACAAGGGCAATATCCGCGATTGGTACAAGGAACACGTCCCCGGCGCACCCGGCCTCGGCTACGTCATTTGGGGTTTCTTTGAGGACCATCCTGAGTTTCAGGGGTTCGCTGGCCATACCTCCTATGTGATGACTCACGACAAGGTGACCGGCGAGATTGAAACCCGCAACAGCAAATACACGCTGACCACCCCGGCTGAGGTTGAATAGTGAACGTCATTATCTCCCTCGCCTTGCTGATCGCTATCGGCTGTCTCATCGCACACAAGAAGAAGCGCACATGACCGACCAACACATGGTCACCATGGAACACCATGGCGCGGATACTGTCGTCACGATCCTCGATGATGCAGGCCGCGACGCTGACGTAGAAATCCATTTCAAAGAGCGTGGCCCTACGGTCACCCTTCGTCAGCACCACCCCGACACCAACGGCGGCGACGTGATCGTTATCACCGTGTTGCAGGCTGAATACCTGCGGCAGGTTCTCGACCACATGCTGACCGACGAGGATGAGACGGTCAACTGACCACCTTCCTCTTAGTTATCACCTACTGCACCGCCGGGACGGCCATAGTCTGTCTCGGCGGGTGGTTAGCTCACAAAGTTCTGAAATGACCCCTACACCATCCGACCTCCTCGGCGTGGAGCATTATGACGCCCGCGTGTTCCTTGAAAACATCCCCGATATCGACGCCTATCAGGCTGCGGCTATCTCATTCGCTATCTATCCGAAAGATGCAGCGATTTCCTATCCGACCTTGGGCCTCTGTGGAGAGGCTGGCGAGGTTGCGGAGAAGGTCAAGAAACACATCCGCGATGGACGCACCTTAGACCGCGCTGAGCTGGCTAAGGAATTGGGCGATGTCCTTTGGTATCTCGCCGTTCTGGCTGATGACCTTGGCCTGACCCTCTCCGAAATCGCAGACATCAACATTCGTAAGCTCATGGATCGCAAGACCCGTGGCGTGATTTCTGGTTCTGGAGACAACCGCTGACCTATCGTTCCAACGTAAACCCTATGTTCCGCTCGCAATTCTCAGAGACGATATTCAATCAAAAATATCGCCATGATGGTTGCGAGACTTGGGACGACCTTTGCCGTGTCCTGGCACATGACGTGTGCGCGGACTATATGTCCAAGACTGATGTTGAACAGCTTGCTGTCTATATGCAGCAAATGAAGTTCATTCCGGGTGGCCGCTATCTCTACTATGCAGGCCGCGACGCCAAGTTCTACAACAACTGCTACCTGCTTAAGGCAGAGGAAGATACCCGCGAAGATTGGGCTAACCTCTCTTGGAAGGCGGAAAGCTGCCTTATGACAGGTGGTGGCATTGGTGCTGATTACTCGGTGTACCGCGCCGAAGGCGCACCGCTTGGCCGCACTGGCGGGCAGGCCTCAGGCCCCATCCCGAAAATGATGATGCTCAATGAGATTGGCCGCAGGGTTATGCAGGGTGGTTCACGCCGCTCGGCTATCTATGCGTCGCTCAACTGGCAGCATGGCGACATCAACGCATTTCTGGCCGCTAAGGACTGGAAAAACATGGCGGTTGGTAAGACCGGGCAATCCCTTTGGGATGTTAAGCAGGACGATTTCAATTTCCCTGCCCCGCTCGACATGACCAACATTTCCGTCAACTACGATACCGCATGGCTGGAGAACTATTGGAAGACCGGCGAATTGGGGGACGTGTTCATGCAGAACATCGCCCAAGCTCTGGAGACCGCCGAACCCGGCTTCTCGTTCAACTTTTTCGACAAGGAGAAGGAGACGCTGAGGAACGCCTGCACGGAAGTAACATCGGCGGACGATTCCGACGTGTGCAACCTCGGCAGTCTCAACTTGGGGCGAATAGAGGACATCGCGGAGCTGCGGGACATCACCGAACTAGCAACGATGTTTCTCATCTGCGGCACCCTCAAGGCGCAGCTTCCCTACGCCAAGGTCTACGAAACGCGGGAAAAGAACCGTCGTCTCGGCCTCGGCCTGATGGGCATTCATGAATGGCTTATCAAGCGTGGATCAGAATATGAAGTTACACCGGAGCTGCATAGATGGCTCAGCGTATATCGTGGGATCAGTGATGACACCTCAGCCTCATGGGCTGATTACCTTTCGGTGTCGCGTCCCGTCGCAAAGCGGGCCATCGCACCCACTGGCACGATTGGTATCCTTGCTGGCACCACTACCGGAATCGAACCCCTCTTTGCCGTAGCCTATAAACGCCGCTACCTGAAAGGCACACGCTGGCATTACCAGTATGTGGTGGACAGCGCGGCGCAGGAACTAATCAATGTTTACGATGCTCAGCCAGATGGCATTGAATCTGCGCTCGATCTTGCCACGCAATACGAAAGGCGCATCAAGTTCCAAGCGGACATTCAAGACTATGTGGATCAGTCGATTTCCTCGACCATCAATCTCCCGGCTTGGGGCAGTAAGCATAACAACCCTGATACCGTTCGCCCCTTTGCTGAGTGTCTGGCTCGTTACGCCCATCGGCTGCGCGGTTTCACTTGCTATGCTGATGGCGCTCGTGGTGGTCAGCCTCTCACCCCTGTTTCATACGCTGAGGCTCAGGCCACTCTCGGACAAGAGTTTGAGGAAAGCGTAGCGATGCACGATATCTGCTCGATTACCAACCGTGGCGGTAGCTGCGGCGTCTAATGCACACATCAATTGAAGCGCTCCTAACCACCTTGCCCCGCAAGGTGAAGGTTGGCGCTTACGATTGGCGTGTGGTGGTAGCATCAGGCGAAAACGATGATTGGGGCATCACGGAATTTGACAAGTACCAGATAACAATCTGGCCTGACCAAATGCCAGATGCCCCCTTCTGCGTTGGCATTGTCCTACACGAGTTGCTTCACGTCATCTATGACAATGAAGCGCTCGCCGGCATTGTTGGTGACGTAGAGGAAACAATCGTTGTTGGCTATGAACGCGGCCTCATCGCGCTATTTCGTGACAACCTCAAACTGCTTACTTGGATCAAACGTGGCCTCAAGCCTACAACGGGATGACCGGACCCCTCACGTCTCAGCGGACTTGCTGACGTACCTTCACCGGCTGTTCCCTGACCGCCTACCAGAACTAAGCGATAGTGATCGCGAGATTTGGTTTCACCGTGGCAGCGCTGATGTCGTTAGACACCTTCAACGCCTACACGACATTCAAAACGAAAACATACTCAGGAAGTAATACAACAAATGTGTTTTGGAGGAGACTCCGCGCCGGTTGCACCAGCACCCGCGCCGCCGCCTGCCCCGCCGCCTGTCCTTGAACAAGCCGCACCGCAGACCACGGCACCGAAACAATCCGATGACCTCGCTAATCAGGCTGCTGGCACAAAGAAGTATCGCACTTCTGGCCTCGGCATTGGCTCGGACACGACCGGCTCAGGGTCTAGCACTGGCCTGACCATTCCGACCTAAGGAACTAAATGACTGAGCTGAGCATGACGCTGGAAAAGCGTTATGGCATGCTCGAAGCCGACCGCCTTACATTTCTGGACCGCGCTCGCCGCTGTGCAGAAATCACAATCCCTACGCTGATCCCCCCTGCGGGACATAGCAAGTCCACTGTGTATTATACGCCGTGGCAAGGTGTCGGAGCTAGAGGTGTCAACAACCTCGCCAGCAAGCTATTGCTTGCCCTTTTCCCCCCCAATGCACCATTCTTTCGACTTGAAGTAGACGACTTCACCGCTGACGTTCTCGCAAAAGATAACGGTAAGCAGGTTGTGGACGAAGGCCTCGCCAAGATTGAGCGAGCCGTGATGTCCGAAATCGAATCAAGCGGTTCACGGTCCCCCGTGTTCCTGGCACTTAAGCATCTGATCGTTGGCGGTAACGTCCTGCTATCAATGCCTAAGGACGGCGGCGTTCGCGTCCATCGTCTCGACAGCTACGTTACCAAACGGGACGTACACGGCAACGTCATTGACACCATCGCAGAAGATGAGTTGTCGCCCATGGCGTTGTCTAAGAAAGAACGTGACTTGCTGCTCCAGACCGAAACGCTGGAGGAGAAGGCGAAAAGGGATGGCGGGACCAATCCCGAAAGTCCTGACAGGACGATCAAACTTTATACGCGCTGGTATCGCACCGATCCAGCCGATGGCGAGCCGCGTTGGCGTGGCTATCAAGAGCTGAACGGTATTCGCGTTCCCGGCTCGGATGGCGCATGGCCTATCGATAAACCGCCTTTCATGGCGTTGCGTTGGAACACGGTTGACGGCGAAGATTATGGCCGTTCTTACGTTGAAGAATACCTTGGCGATCTGATCAGCCTTGAAGGCCTCAGCAAAGCCATCGTTGAAGGCAGCGCAGTAGCCGCCCGCGTTATCTATCTGCTCAATCCAAACGGCCTCACAAAGCTAGACGCCTTTGAGAAAGCCGAAAACGGCGACGTGATCATTGGTAAGCCCGATGATGTCAAAGCCGTTCAATCGGAAAAGCAGGCAGACCTTAGCATCGCGTCAAACGCTGCAAAGGAAATCCAGACCCGGCTAGCAATGGCCTTCCTCATGAACAGCTCGGTTCAGCGTCAAGCCGAACGAGTGACCGCTGAGGAAGTTCGCTTTATGGCTAGCGAGCTGGAGGACGCCCTTGGTGGTGTCTATTCGATTCTGGCGCAAGAGTTCCAGTATCCATTCGTTGTCCGCGTCATGGACCGGATGACCAAGGCTAAGAAGATCCCCGCCCTTCCTAAGGGTGTCATCAACCCCGTAATCATTACGGGTCTGGAGGCACTTGGGCGCGGGCATGATTTGCAGAAGTACACCACCTTCCTACAGGTGCTACAGCCACTAGGCCCGCAAGTCATGGCTCAATTCCTTAAACCTGAGGGATTCATTAGTCACGTCGCATCGGCGCTCGGTATTGACCCCGCCGACATCGTTAAGACGCCTGAACAGATTCAGGCTGAACAGCAACAAGCACAGCAGCAGCAGCAAGAAGGTATGCTTGCGCAGCTAGCTGGAAAGGCCGCACCCAATCTCGTTAAGTCGATGGGTGATCAGGCTATGCAACAGCAGGACCAAGCCGCACCGGCTGGCCAATAAGGAATACAATTGTCTGAAACGCTATCGGTGTCGATTGACGCCGCAAAGGGTGATGTCCGACCGACTCTTGAGGAAGAAGCCGCGAAGCTGGATGCAGCTCCCGTAGTCCCTCAGGATGGTGACCGCCCAGCGTGGTTACCCGAAAAGTTTAAGCAGGGCGAAGACCTGGCTAAGGCTTATGAGGAGCTTGAAAAGAAGCTCGGCAGTAAGAAAGATGAGACCGATCCAAAAGACGGCGATGATGAGACGGATGATGAGCCGCAGCCCGGCGATCAGACCGAAGCTCGCAAGGTAGCCGACGAAGCCACAAAGAAAGCTGGCCTCGATCTCAACTCCCTCTCGACCAAGTATTTGCAGAATGGCGCCCTCGATGACGCTGACTACAGCGCTCTGGAGAAAGCCGGTTACCCTAAGGAGCTGGTAAAACAGTTTGAACAGGGTCAGGAGGCAATCCTCGCTCAGCGCACCACGGCTGTCTATGACAGCGTAGGCGGCGAGGAAGCGTATAGCGCGATGATCGCATGGGCTGGTGAATCTCTCAGCCCCGCCGAAGTCACCGCGTTCAACAAGACCGTAAACGGCACGGACATGGGTTCTATCATGTTCGCCATTCGCGGCCTTAAGGCTCAGTATGACGGTTCCGTTGGCTTTGAGCCATCCGCAACGGTACGCGGGCAGACTGTCCCAAAGACCTCTCAGGCTAGCTACTCCTCGATTGCGCAGCTTGAGAAGGATATGGGCGATCCCCGTTATCAGAACGATCCCGCATTCCGTAAGGAAGTGGAAACAAAGCTAGGCCGATCCGACATTTTCTAAGGATCACGAATGGCCCGCGACTACGAAGCTGAATACTCGGCTTCGCGAACACCCAAGCGTCGCCTCGCTAACATCATGAGAAAGCGAGCGCGGCGGTTGATGATTAAGAAGTACGGAAACAAAGCCCTCAAGGGCAAAGAGGTTGACCACGTCAAACCACTGGCAACCGCTGGCGCAAAGAACGCCAACCGTACCTCTAACCTGCAAATCCTATCCCGGCATGCAAACAGAATAAAGCAGCCCAAGCGGGACTAGCAGAACTACCAAAGCAATTGACGACCGAAGAAGCCCGACCACGCACCCTGCGGGGAATGTGTAGTTGGACAACTTTAGACGGCCTGAGAGTGCGCAACAAAAACAATAACAGCAACTCAATAAGGTACTACACACACTATGGCGAATGCCACTCCCTCCCGCGTCGGTCAGGCCCTTGGCACTGGCGACGCACGGGCACTATTCCTCAAGGTGTTCTCGGGCGAAGTCCTGACCACCTTTAATACCAAGACCATCATGAAGGATAAGGTTCGCGTTCGCAGCCTTTCCTCGGGTAAGTCGGCTCAGTTTCCTGCCATCGGCAAGACCAAGGCCACCTACCACACGCCGGGTGCTGAAATCACCGGCGACATCATCCAGCAGGATGAGAAGGTCATCACCATCGATGACTTGCTGATCTCGGACACGTTCATTGCTCGCATTGACGAAGCAATGAGCCAGTTTGAGGTTCGCTCGGAGTATTCGCGCCAGATGGGCGATGCTCTTGCACAGACCTATGACCGCAACCTGTTCTCGCTCGCCGTTAAGGCCGCGCGTGATACTGGCGCGGGTGGCCTCGGCAAGGGTGCTATCGGTCAGGGCGATGCTTCCTCGGTGAAGATCGGCGTAACCCCGGCTGTGTCGGATATCATCGCAGCCGCGTTCAACGCTGCCGTGAAGTTTGACAACCTCAATATCCCTGAGGATGGCCGCTACCTGTTCGTTTCCCCGGCGACGTACTACGCACTGGTCAACAGCGATAAGCTGCTGAACCTGTGGTACAACCCCGGCAACAACGGCTCGTTCGCCAACGCCAACGTCAAGAACGTTGCAGGCTTCCAGATTGTGAAGACCAACAACCTCGTTGTTGATCACACTGCCGCTGGTTCGCCGTATCCCGATTACAATGCCAAGTACGCTGTGAACGCGTCTGACACTGCGGGTCTGTTCTATCATCCGCAGGCGATGGGCACCGTTAAGCTCCTCGATCTGGCATCGGAGATGGAATACGACATCCGGCGTCAGGGCACCCTCATGGTGTCCAAGATGGCCGTTGGCCATGGCATTCTGCGACCGGAATGCATCTACGAAATCCGCGCTGCGGTCTAAGTAGAACAACTCACACTCTATACGAATGTGAACAGAGGGGCTGGAGAAATCCAGCTCCTCTTTTTTCGTTTTCAATCAAGGGATTTTCTTTGACCACCATTGCACCGACCACCAAACTTAAGGCGGTCAACATCTGCCTATCTGCGATGGGCGAGCCTGTCATCAACTCCCTTGATGACGCCGCTATCGACGCGCAGATGGCCTCGGATATTGTCGATGAGACTAGCGAAAGTGTTCAGACCATCGGTTGGTATTGGAACACTGAGACGCACACGCTCACGCCAGATAGCAACGGCTATTTGGTCCTGCCGAAAAATACGATCCGTGTTGATCCAAACGACCTGTCACTTGGTAACATCCTCCAGCGCGGCGGCAAGCTGTTCAACGCTGATACAGCATCTTTTCAATTCACCAAGCCGATAAAGCTAACGCTCTCTGTAATCCTTGAGTACGACGATCTGCCGTTGACTGCTAAGCAGTTCATCGCGATCCGCGCGGCTCGCATCTTTCAGCAGCGCTTGCTTGGCTCTGACACCCTCTACAAATATGACGCTGCTGATGAGCAGCGAGCCTACGCCGTCCTTATGCAAGAGGAGGCAGAGACCCGCGACGCCAACGTATTGCGTGGCAACTGGTCAACCGCCTCAATCATAAACCGGGGATGGTTCTCGCGAGGGGCATACTAATGCCTCTCGTTTCCTCCCCGATTTCCAATCTCATCGGGGGGATGTCTCAACAGCCCGCCTCGATGCGCCTTCCGAATATGTGTGAAGGCATGGTCAACGGCTGGCCCTCTGTCGTCAGCGGCTTACAAAAGCGTCCCCCAACCCGGCATGTCGCCAACCTGAACACCACGTTTCAGTCTGGCACCGCTGGCCACATTATCGACCGTGACGACAGCTACCGCTATCTCGTGGCCGTGCAGAACAACTCGCTCAAAGTGGTCAACCTGAACACTGGCGCGGTTGAACCTGTCACGTTCCCGAATGGCACCGGCTACCTGAACACTGGAGGCCTTGCGCCTGTCGATACGTTCCGGTTTGTGACCCTCGGTGATTACACCTTTGTTGTGAATCGTAACGTAGTCACCACGGCCTTGGCCGTTAGCGAAGCTGGCGCTGGTCCCGTACCGGGGCAAATTCGCTATGGCCCCGCCAATATGGCGACCTATTACGTCACTCAGGCCGCGTTCAACAGCTACTATAGCTGCTATGTAAACGGGGGCCTCATCGCCTCATACCTGACGCCCGATGGTGTCACGGCTGTAGGCGGCGTTATCCCGGCATGTCCTGACACTGGCGCGATTGCCACCACACTAGCGAACCAATGCCGCGCTAACGGCTACTCGGTTCTACAGGATGGATCTAGCTTCACCCTGACCAATTTCCCCGCTGGCGGCACCATTGCCACGCAGGGCGGTAATGGTGACAAGATGCTACGCGGTTACATCAGCGTGGTCCCTAGCTTCTCCGATCTGATGCCGGTCATGTTTGATGGCCGTATCTTTGACGTGGCGGCAGACCTGACGACCCAAAGCGATGACTACTATGTGGTCTATAAGCAAGGCGTCTGGATTGAAACGCTCTCATACGGGGCTGGAGAGGTTCCGAACCCGGCGACCATGCCCTATGCGCTGGTCAACAACGGCAACGGGACTTGGACGTTCAAGCAACACACTTGGGGCGGGCGGCAGGCAGGCAACGCTAAGAGCAGCAAGACGCCTTCGTTTATCGGCTTTCCCATCAACGACATCTTTACGTTCACAAACCGCCTCGGATTCCTGGCTGATGAAAACGTGATCCTGTCTGAGGCTGGCAACTATGAGAACTTCTATCGCACGACTTGTGCGCAGCTCCTAGATAGCGACCCTATCGACATCGCGGCGCTGCATAACAACGTTGACGTTCTGTATCACGCTGTCCCGTACAACCGTGATTACCTGCTGATGTCTGAAAAGGATCAGTTCCGGCTTACCTACGCAAACTACGTTGGCCAGAAAACGACGCGTGTAGAATACTCAGCCTCATTCAATGTCTCGACGCGGGTTCCCCCGCGCAACGTAGGCAACTCGGTTTACTTCGTTGACGACCGGGCGGATTACCAGTTTGCCAAGGTGTTTGAGTTTCACCCGGTTGATAACGCGACGACTGATGACGCTGACGAGGTGACCGCTCCTATCCCGGACATCATCCCGAATGACGTTGACTTCATGGCTGCATCTAACCGATGCCAGACAATGGTTCTGCATTCGCGACAGCAGCCCACCACGCTCTACACTTACAAGTTCTTCTGGACTAATCAGCAGAAGGCGCAGAACGCGTGGGGCCTATGGACGTTCAACGATGCCTCAAACATCGTATGGGCAGATTTCAGCGGCAATTTCCTTTACCTCCTGATGGAACGCAACGGCTCGACCTTCCTTGAGAAGATCAGGACCGATGAGCAAGTGTGGAACACGGATGAGGACTTTGAGGTTCTGCTAGATCGCCGCGTCGATATCGTGAACGGCGGCTCTTGGACGTATGACCAAGCGACTGATACAACCCGTATCAACCTGCCTTACACTGTCAGCACGGCCCCTGACGTTATCCTTAGGGATATCGCTAGCGGCATCACGGGCCAGCGTCCTGCGGTTACCCTCAATGCTGGCGTTGTCCGCGTTGAAGGCGATATCACAGACTGGCCCGGTCAAATCACCGTTGGCATTCCCTATGTGATGACCTTTGAGTTCAGCACGATCTATATGCGCCAGCGCGTGGCCGGATCGGGCGGCTATCAGGTTATTCAGGATGGCAGGCTACAGCTCCGCTATCTCACGCTAGAGTATCACGACACGACGGCATTTGACGCCACGGTTATCATGCCGGGACGTGACCCGTTCGTGACTCGGTTCTCTGGCAACATGCTAGGCGGTGAAACTGTTCTAGGCCGTCAACCTGTCGCAACCGGCAAGCTTCGTATTCCGCTTATGTCGGAAAACTATAAGTGCCGTCTGATCCTGACGAATGACACGCCATTCCCCTCTGCCTTTGGTGCAGCGGAATGGCAGGCCGTGTATTCCCCGAAATCTGCAACAAGAGTTCAATGAACGATTTAGTCCGTCTAACCACGATGGACGATGTTGATTACATCGCGAACAACATGCGCGATGCTGACGTGAAGGAGTGTGAGGCTGGCGGCTTCACCTCCTTTGCGGCTCTGCTTCACAGCATCAATACGTCAATCATCTGCAAAACGCTTATCACTCCCGACACCCGCGAACCCGGCGCGATCCTTGGCGTCTGTCCCGGCTTTAGCCCTTCTTGGGGGGCCATCTGGCTACTCGGTACGGATAGCATCAAGCAACACCGCGTTCCCTTTCTCCGCCGATCCCGACAAGCTCTTGCTGAGCTGTATGAGGAATCGGGGAAAGAGGTTTTCTATAACTACACTTTCGTTGAGAACACCGTTCACCATAGCTGGCTACGCTGGCTCGGGTTCACGTTCCTTCGCAAGGTGCCATTCCACAACGGAAACGAGTTTTACGAGTTCGTGAAATTAAAAGGATAATCCCCCAATGTGTATGATGATGGCGGGTATGGCTCTCGGCATTGTTGGTGCCATTGGCCAGTTCGCCGCACAGAAGAAAGCGACCGATGATTACAATCGGCAGGCCGCTGAGGCGCACCGTGACGCAAGCGTTGCGGCCAACAACAAATACAACGACCTTGGCAGTCAGTACATTTACAACGCCAAGTCACTTAATCAGCAGGGCTACAAGGCCGCTCTGAACGCCCGCGAAGAAATGGCCAAGGGTGTTTCATCGTCGGGTGCCATGGGCATCGCCTACGGCTCTAACACGCTTGACAACCTCATGGATCAGTCGCGGCAGATTGCTGCACAGAACGAATCCAACCTACAGGCCAAGCGCGACGAAAACCAAGGCAGCTACCGCAATCAAGGTGCATCGGTTCAGGCTGAGGCTCAGTCCCGTATCACCGCGACGCCGTTCAAGGCTCAGCCCTCTCCGCTCGGCATGTTGCTGGGCATCGGTAACGCTGTTGCTGGCGGCATGGGGGGCGGCGGCGGAATGTCCGGTTTCTTTGGCGCTTCTACTAACTCCGGCATTGCGATGCCTAGCTTTGGATAATTAATGCCCATTGATATGAAAGACCCGTATGGCGGCGGGCAAGAGACTATCGACCTTGGCCGCTCTACGCTGCCGGTTCGCGAGACTTACAGCAACCCGGCTGGCGGTGCTGGCGCGAAGTATGCCGACGCCATGCGGAATGCTGAACAAATCACTGGCGCTCTGGCTAGCCTCTCCTCGACCTTCAAACAGCAGGCTGAGAAACAGCAACACCAAGTAGACAAAGAAGCAATCATCAACGCCGATCTAGTTTCAGGCGGCAATGCGATGGCTGCTAACGGCGGTCCCGGCGGAACGATGAGCCGGGCCTACCCCGGCGCTGGCTCGCCCGATGGCGCTGGCTGGAATCCTTTCGCAGTTGGTCCTAGCGCAGATGCGCAGCTCACTATCAACTCGCGACGTGGTAGCGAAGATTTCCGCAAGGCGATCTCAGAGAATCCTGAGATTATCGAGCTGAACAAGATGGATGCGCTTAAGACAAATCCGGCTGAGTACAACCGGCGTGTAAGTGAAATCGTCAACAAGCAGCTCGCCAGCTTGGGCGGTAACGGCCAAGATAGCGCAAACATGCGTGGTTACCTTGGCGGTGCCCATACGGCGGCTAAGAACTTTGCCAGTGCGCAAAGCTCGGATGCATTCTCCTCCGCTATTCAGCAGGGCAAAGAACTTAACGAGCGTGAAGGACGCCAGCGCGTCAAAGAATGGCAGTCGGAGGGCCGTGGTCCTACTCAGCAGGCCATGGTTCGCGCATTGCAGGATGAAGGCGTTGACCCCGCCAAGGGCTTTCAGTTCGTAGCGATTGAGAACCCCGGATGGAAAAACGATGCAGTCTCTAGCAACGGCTCTGTCGGCATCACGCAAATCAATGATGCCCGTTGGCAGCATATCAAAGACCGTATGCAGGCCGCTGGCCAAGGTCAGCTTGCTGCTAGCCTGAATGATCGCCGCGACCCGTACCAGAACGCCCGCGCCTTTGCTTGGGAATACAAGCGAATGGAGAAAGAGGCGTCAGCCGTCGTTGGCCGTCCCGCCACCACTGGCGAAATCTATATGTTCTGGCAATTCGGTGACGACAACCTTGCACGTCGCATCCTGAGCAATCCTGACGCCCGCGTTCGCGATGTTGTCCCGGCCAATGCCATCGCGCAGAATCCGAAGGTCTATCCCGATCCTAACGCCACTGTCGCTCAGATGACCGGCAACGTGAACGGGATCATGAACCGCGACAGTGAAACGCATCGCTCTTATGCCCCGGTCACGCATCAGGAACGCCAGCTCATCACGTCTGAGACGTGGCGAGATAACCTATCGCAGATGGGCTACAAGTGGTCCGACTTCCGCAATAGCGGTGTCTATGGTGGCGAGGGACAAGTAGACATCCGCTCCATCAGCGCGATTGATCAGCTCTCGCAGTTCATGGGCCGTAAGATCGGTATTAACTCTGCCCATCGCAGTGAGGCGTATAACTACAAGGTCACGGGCACCAACACGGGCAACCATCCGTCTGGCGATGCTCTCGACATCAACATCACTGACCCGACCGAACAGCTCAAGGCGGCGAAGTTCCTGTCATCGATAGGCGCTCGTGGCATTGAGTTGACCAAGGGTCACGTTCATTTCGACTTCGCTACGGCGCGTCCAAATCAGACCGAACCCGTGCGCGTGTTCACCAGCCGCGATAACCCCGTATCGGGTGACCTACTCAATCAAGCCAAACAGGCTGTTGAGGAAGGCCGCGCCAATATGGGAACCGGCAACTATCAACGCGTAGCCGGATTCCAGGGTAAGCCCGCCGATCCTTCCGAGTTGATGATTAGACGGCTTGGCACTGAGTACGGTATCCCCGCCACCAAGGCGCGGGAAATCGTTGTGCAGACGACGCTTAACGGCGCTCTCGACAAGGCTTACAACGGCGACGTTGGCGGCGCTCATCGTGAGTTACAGAACTTCCGCGCCACGTTCGCCGCCCTCAGCAATGAGGAAGCGGTGAAGCTGAATCAGGCTACTGAATCGATCCACAACATGGGTACGGCTCAGTACAACCGCGATCAGCAGCGCAAGGCGATGGACGCTGACAATGCCTTGGATGGCTATATCAAGCGCATCCATGAGCAAGCCAAAGCCGAACCTGACAAGCCCGCTCCTCCCCCGCGTCGTGAGGAGTTCCCCATGACGCAACAGGGCGAAGCTCGTTACAAGTCCGCACAGGAAATGGGCCTGAACATCATCAGCCCGCCCGCCTCTGTCAGCAACGGTAACCTTGTTCAGGCCACGTCAGACCTTAGCGGTGATCCTCAGAAGCTCGTTAAAGACCTTGGCATCGATAAGCCTTGGACGCAGGTAACGCCTGAGGAGCTGAAACGTAAGATGGTTCCGACCGGCAAATATACGCCCGACGACATCAACAAGTTCACTGAGCTGTATGAGAAGAAGCGGACAAGTCTCCCTGAATCTCAAGGCTACGCCAAGAATGCGGCAGATCAGATCTATGATGTCGCTATCACAAGCATGGTTCAGTCTGCCCCGATGGGTGTTGCTGTCGCCAAGGCAAACTCGATCCGCTACGGCAACAATGTGGATCAGCTTTCGACTTCGCAGGAGATGGCGCATTACAAGGCCGCTGCTAAGCAGTTCTTTGTAAACAACTACGCTGCGCAGATGGAAGCCGCCCGGCATGCACCCGGTAACAACGGTCAGCCCCTTAGCGGTGTTGAACGCCAGCAGCTCGCTGATAGCGCTCTGCAAATGACGCAGATGTACGTTAGCAATATGAGTGAGCAGGTTGTTGCACAGAAAGGCAGCTTCCAGAAGGCAGCGCAGCCCGTCGCAACATTGACAAACCCGCAGCCTCAGGCTCAGGGCATTCTCGTTGAACCTGTTAGAAAGCAGCTCGCGGCGCAAGGTCTGGAATTGGCGAATGTCCGTATCCCGAATGTCGCCATGCCTCAGGGCGCTCAAGTGGTGATGAAGGATGGTAAGCCCGTTGTTGTAGACGGCGCTATTCGCATGATCAGTGCCAACGGTCAGGAGATGTTCCTGAAACCGGAATACAACGTCCTTACTCAGGGCGCTCCGCAGCCGACGCAAGCCCCCGCTGAATTGCAAGCTCCGGCTGCACCAGCTCAGGCCCCTGCGGCTCAGAAGCCCCTCGATCCGCGACTACAGCAGACCCGCGATCAGCTCAATCAGTATGGACAGCTCTTTAAGGGCCTCCAGATTGAGGGCGCTGTTCCTAAATTCCTCAAGTGGCTGGAGGAACAATCGAAGGCAAACCCGCCGACTAACGGCGCACCTTCACTCAGCCCGCAATAACCACCCCTGTCTCACGACAGCAACTCGCCCTCGCCAGCAATGGCGGGGGCCTTTTTCATTCACTCTAAGGGATCAATTTTGCCCGTCACGATTCTGTATCAGGGTTCTCCCCTGACGTTCCCCAATCTTGATAGCCCGGATGAGGCATACAAGGCTTTGGGCACTACCGCGCCCGCGCCTACCAACCCGTTTGGTCAGAGCGAAGATGCCGCTCCCACGGTTGACACATCACAGTTCGACGCCACCCGTGAACCGGAAGGTATCGACCCCGAATTGCTTAAGGGGAACAAGAGCTGGCTCAGCGCTAGCAAGGTTCTCTACAACGCCACCCAAGGTAAAGATTGGGAAGGCGACGACGCCAAGCTAGCCGAATGGGGCTTGGATCGTATGGCCCGATTCAACAACAACCTCCCGCTTATGGGTGTTGACGCCCTCTCTATTAAGAACGCCCCGACCGAACAGAAAAAGGCGTTCCTCTATCTTCTCGACACTTACGACAAGACGCAGTGGACGATGAGCGGCATTGGCCGTTCCGCAAAGTGGATGGCCATGGACCCTACGTCCTACGTCGGCTTGTCCACTTTCGGCCTCGGTGCCGTGGGTGCTGAGGGTGCCAAGATCACGACCGCAGCCGGTGTACGCGCTGCGCTCAGCCACGCCTTAACCGGCGCAATCGAAGGTGGCTTTATCGGTGCGGCTCATAGCCGGATCGAACAGGAAGCCCGCGTCAATGCTGAGGGCCAGGAAGGCGTTAATTGGGGCAGCGTTGCCCTCAACACCGCCGCTGGCGCTGGCATGGGCGCTGTCCTGTCGCCTCTCATCAACGGCATTGCTGGCCACTTCAAAGCCAAGCCCAAAGGCGTTGAACCTGAGGGGGCACCTACACCCATACAGCAGTCCCCTGAATCTCAGCTTACATTACCTCTAGGTGATATGGTTGACCCGGCTCAGGCCGCTCAGACCCGTTTAGATCGCGTTGCAGGTGGCATTCCTGAGGAAGCCACGCAGCAGACCCTACCCGGCTTTGCGAACAACGATGTCAGTGTCCCGAAAGCCTTCAATGAGCTGCCGGTTGACCCTGCCCCGGTTGGACTGCCTGAACGTTACCGTCCCGACGCCATCGGGGAACCGATTGACGACGCCGCCGACCGCCTGATGAAGGATTGGGGCATCAGTCATCAGAACGAAATGTTCCCGAACCATCCCCCGGATCGCCGCCTTGAGCCTACTGCCAAGGACGAGCCTATCAGGCTGGAGAGTTCTACGGCGCAAGGGAACCTGTTTGACAACCTCCCCGATTCCACACGCCAGACCATTGACACCGCCGTAGCCAAGGCCTCCGAAACCGGCCCCAGCCTCAATGGCCAGACCAAAGCTACCGCGCTCGACGCTATCCCCAAGCCACGGCCTGAGGAGAAGATTGGCGGTTCCGCAGGCCCTACGCTTGCTGACCTGAAAAAGCTGATGCTCGACATCGGTTCTGCCGACGACAAGCTCGCCGTTCGCGGCTGGCAGGGCATCACGAATCTCGCTTCACCGCTGACCCGTGCCCTCGTTCACATGGCCCCCGACGATGCTAAGCAGCTCATCAATGAATTTGCTGCATCCTCGATGTCGCAGAAAGAGTTCAAGGCATTCACCGCAGCGGCTATCAACGCCCAAAACTCGGTAGCCTCATACATTGACAGCATGATCCGTGATCGCAAGTTCGCGACCGGCGCAGCCAAGGAAATGATTGAGCGCAAGATTGCGGCGGCTGAGCAAGTGTTCAGCCCGTTGAAGCTGATGGCTAAAGAAGCTGGCAGCACATCCGGCGAAACGCTGGCCTCTCACAACTACAACCGTTTCTCTGGAGACGTTCAGCGCTCTATCGATATTGACCACGTTCTTAGGGACATGGGCCTTGATCCTGCGCTTGCTACCAACGCACAGAAGGCTGACGCCTTTGAGAAGTGGTTTGGGGGTGTCGTTGACAACTATGAGAAGTCCAAGAGCGATAAACGCGTTCTCGACCTGAGGCGCACGATTGCTGAATCACCGCCTACCGCTGACACCTACAAGCTTTGGGATCAGCTCGCTCAATTGCGGGAGGACATCCGCAAGCAAGAGATTGAGGCCATGGGCGGCTTTGGTAAGTTCGCTGCCAACGCCAACAAGGTGACCGGCGCCATTGCCAACTTTATGGTGCATACGGTCCTGACGCCTAGCTCGCTTGTCGTTAACACCGTCTCTAATGCGCTGATGACGTTCTCACGTCCTGCCCTCGGCTTTCTTGCCAAGAGCGATGCAGCGCAGTTCCGACACATGACCGCCTCGTATGGCGCAATGTTCCGGGTGTCCGGTGCTGCATTGAATCAAGCCCGCCTCGCTTTCGACCTGGAGCATTCGCTTATGTCGGGCACCGAAAGCAAGTGGATTGAAAACCAGCTCAAGGATGTTCAGACCAAGACCGGCAATCCTGCCGCTCGCTTCCTTGGCCGTAATGCTATCCGCATTTGGACAAGGGCACTGAACGCAACCGACGAGTTCTTTCAGGTGGTGGCCTATCACGGCTTCATTGAAGGTGACGCCGCCGCTAAGGCGATGCTAGCCGCAAAGGAGCAAGGCCTAGACAAGGCTGCGACCAAGGCCATGGTCAAAGACGCCGTTCAGCGCAAGCTAGACAACGCCTTTGGTGACCCTGACAGCAGTACGATCGGCATGCTTCGCGACGCCGGTATGAAGAAAGGATATTCAGGCGAGAACCTGAAACTCTGGATTCAGAACCAGCTCGACACCAATAAGTCAGCTTTGCGCAAGGCGACCGATGAGGAAGGCCTGAGCTACACCAATGACCTGCTGTTCAAGAAAGAGTTCTCCGGTGACAACGCCCTCTCTGGCGCTGCTGCTGGCATGGAACGTTTCATTCAGAACTATCCGGTCATGCGTATCATGGGGCAGTTGTTCTTTCGTACCCCGATCCGTGTGTTTGAAGCTGGCATGCGTATGCTGCCCGGCGTTCAGCTCATTCATCCTCACTTCTTTGACGACCTGAACGGTCGCAACGGCCTTACCAAACAGATCCGTGCCCGTGGCGAGCTGATGCTTGGCTACGGCTTCACTACCTCAGTCATGACCGGCTTTGCCACTGGCAACATCACGGGTTCAGGTGCAGACCTTACCCCGATGGAACGGCGCAAGCTGGAGGATAGCGGATGGCGTCCTTACTCCATTAAGATGGGTGACGGGACGTGGTTCAATTATCGCAACTACGATCCCGTATCGACACCTATCAAGGTGATCGTCAACGCCATGGAACGCTTGCAGCACTTGCAGTTCAAGACCGCGCAAGGTGAAATGGAAAGCAAATCGTCCCTTGAGCAAATCATGGGATACGTTGGCATCGGCACTGCCTCAGTCATCAACGCCGTAAAGGATGCTAACCTTGCATCCGGTATCGATGATTGGGTGAAGCTCGGCCAAGCCCTCGGCGATCCTGACCGCAAAGAGAATGCCTTTAAGCAGCTCTTTCAGTCCAAGGCTCAGCTCGCGGTTCCTAACTCGATCCGCCGAAGCGTCAAGTTTTTTGGCGAGGGTCAGAACGTTTCCAACGAGCCATCTAGCACTGATCAAATCCTTGAAAGCATCGTCAACCCGGCGAGTGACAAGGTAACGCATCAGTTCGACAGCCTCGGCTTTCCTCGTTCAACTCAGCAACAGGGGTTCTTTCCATTCATCGGCATTGATGCTGCTGACCGGGAAGCTCGCACCCGTGGCCTGAGTGATCGCGATTCCAAGACGCTGAACGAGATTGCGAAGATGACGTATGCCACTGGCAAGACGTTTAACCCGTCGCACAAATGGGGCGATCTCGACTTAAAGAGTGAAGCCACTACTGACGGCAGGACCACGCTCTATAACAAGGCTATGCAGCTCTACAATAAGCAGATGCCTGAGGCCGCGTCAGAGTTCTTTGACGCCGCTAAAGACGTGCCCATGGGCCGACGTGGATCAGGCCTCAGCCCCAAGGGCGAAGCATTTTCCAAACTGCAAACTAGCGTTTGGCGGGCCTCCCTTATGGAGCTTGCTGAGAAAGAGCCGAAGATTATGCAGGCTCTCCAGAACCAAGCCGGAATCAAGGCTGACGTGTCATCGGGTAACCGCGAAGTCGCAAGCCCCTTCTAATTTCAGAAAGTAATAATGTCTCTCTACAACACCTACGTTGACTACGTGGGTGATGGGGTTACCACGGATTTCCCGGTGCCCTTCACCTACATTGACGTGAATGATGTTGTGGTTACGGTTGGCGGTGTTGTTCAAAGCAACACTGCCTACTCGTATACTAATCCTAACACCATTCGCATTACGACCGCGCCACCTAGCCTCATCGGTGTTCGTATCTCGCGCAGCACGGCAATTTCCGCCGCTCGCGTTGTGTTCTCTAACGGTAGCTCGACAACCGGCAAACAGCTCAATACCGCCGTTACTCAGCTCCTCTACGCATTGCAGGAAAGCATTGACCGCGCCACTGCTACCATCGGCCTCGCCGCTGGTGCTATCGGCTGGGATATGCAGGGCAAGCGTATCGTCAACCTTGCTAACCCGGTTGACCCTACGGACGGCACTAACAAAGCCTACGTTGATGAAGCTGTGAAGGTTCCTGGCCCCGTTGGTCCTATCGGTCCTGAGGGTCCGAAAGGCGATCAGGGCATCCAAGGTATTCAGGGCAATCTCGGCCCCACGGGTCCGCAAGGCCTCAAGGGTGACACGGGCATTCAAGGCCCGCAGGGTGTTCAGGGTTCGCAGGGTATCCAAGGCCTAGAGGGTCCGGTTGGTCCGCTTGGTCCGCAGGGAAATTCGTTCGTTCCTGATGTCGTTGGCAACAACGCACTCCGCGTGAACTACGACGATGAAACCCCCGGTTTCTCCTTCCTTGCTATCGATCTCGGCGCTATCTCATTTAAGAACAGTGCCACCCTAGCCGATTGGTCTGACTGGATTCCGTTTGGCCGTGGTCCTACCGGCCCCGTTGGTCCGCAAGGTCCGCGTGGTCAGCAGGGTGTTGAAGGTCCGCAGGGCATCCAAGGTGTTCAAGGCGTGGCCGGTCCCGTAGGCCTTACGTTCCGTGGCGGCTACGATGTTGGCGCTGCCTACACGCCCCGCGATGCTGTCTATGATCAGGGCTGTATGTGGGTCAATATCTCATCCTCTCAGGGTGAAGCCCCGCCGACCCTCCCGACGCTGAACAACGCTCGATGGACTGTTGCCACGCTTGGTTATAATGGCACTGCCGCTGGCATTCCGTTTGCGCCTACCGGCAACATCGCATCGGCCACTGTTCAGGCCGCTATTGCCGAAGTGGATGCTGAGAAGGCGAAGCTTGTTCATACCCACCTCGCTGCTGACATCACCGATCTCGGCACCGCGCTAACGGGTAACGTCAAGTATGATGGTGTGCAGTCGCTGACCGCTGGTCAGAAAACGCAAGCCCTATCTAACATCGGCGCTCAGCCTGCTGGCAGTTATCAGGTGACCCTCGGCTACACTCCCGTCAACAAGGCTGGCGACAGCATGACGGGTGCGCTCATCACGACAGGTAACCTGACCGGCTACGATGTCCGCGCAAACCGCACGGCGACGACCGGCTATTTCTACTTTGGCACGGGCGGAAACTATATCGGCTTTGACGGAACTAACTTCACCTCGACCAATTGGCTGATCTCTCCAAACGGTAACCGCTACGCGGCTTACAATGAGTTGGCAGCTATCAGCAACTTTGGTGGTGTTCGCGGTGCCTACGCTGGTGACTACACCGATCCATACAACGTGTTGTGTGAAATCGGTAACGCATGGATCACCGGCATTACGTCGCCTGTCGAGGGCTACAGCGTCTATCGCTATCGCTACGTTCAATATGCAATCAACGGCGGTTGGTACACCGCAGGATGGGTTTCTTAATACACATGACAACTATTGTTTCGCACGGGACTTGGGCTACCTACGTTCCAGACCCTTGGCCCCTCGGCCTCCCTAATAACATCGCGTTCTGTCAGAGCGATACTGATGGCACGGACTGGTATCAGTTCCAGACCAGCGGCGTATCTCAGGAAAGCGTCAAGATGGTGTGCATGAAAGACACCGCCAATCAGTGGCGTGTCGTCATTGCGACCGTTGACGCGTCCCGGCTGTTCCCCGAGAACAAGCTTCTTATTGAAGTGTATGACGGCGATCTCAATGACCCTCAGGCCACGTATGGTCAGATGGTTTATGACGAGGTTGCTAATACGCTCGCCGTGGCACCGCCCCCGGTCATCGTTCCGACCACGGCTAGCAAGCTCGGCCTTAAGCGGGCTTTGACGGAAACCAGCCAATGGCTGACCGTGAAAGCGTGGCTTGCTGCTGATGAAGATCGGCAGGATGATTGGGATTTGGCAGTATCGCTGTCCCGCACCGACCCGCTGATTCAGGGCATGATTGCCCTCCTCTCTCTTACCTCAGCTCAGGCCGATAGCATTTTCGTTCGCGCTAAAGCGCTGGCCTAATGGGTTTGATCGCTGACCGGGTTTCCGAGAAAGTCGCTAACTATGGAGCCGTCGGCGCAGTGGCAAGCCCTTGGTGGTTGCCATCTATAAATGACATCTCGCAATGGTGTGCAGACTTGCTCCCCATTGCGGGCTTTCTTTGGTTGCTCTTTCAATTCGGCCTCAAGATTTACGACCGTTGGTACAACCCCGAAACAAAGGACGACTAACCCCCTGCTTAAACTGCTCACCTCGCTACGCTCTGTCGGTAAACCGGCAGGGCTAGCGGGGTTGACGCTTGCTCTAGCGATCTCCGCTATCACAGCGTTTGAAGGCTTTCGGTCTGTAGGCGTTCACGATCCTATCGACCCGCCCGGCGTCAACACCATCTGCTATGGTTACATAGACAAGGTGAAGGTTGGCGACCGTAAGACCAAAGAGGAATGCAAAGCACTCCTCGCAACCGACATCCCCCGCTATGACGCGATGGTAAAGAAAGCCATCCACGTTGATATGCCCCCGCACCGTCACGCCGCAATGATCTCATTCACGTACAACGTGGGTGGTGGTGCGCTCGCCAAGTCAAGCGTCGCCCGACACATGAATGCCGGTCGCACCGCGCAAGCCTGCGATGCCCTCATGCTCTACGTCTATGCCAATGGCAAACGACTCAAGGGGCTGGAGAACCGGCGCAAGGCTGAGCGGGCTATGTGTCTAAGGACCGACTAATGACCGCATTTCTCAGTTTCATTTTATCCCCCATCGGCAAGTTCATGTCCGCTGCCGTCGTGGTGCTAGCCGTGTTTGGCTTCATCTATGGCAAAGGCCAGTTCGATGGGCGCAAGTCTTATAAGGAGACAATCCAACGTGAATCTAACAAGGCCGTTGCGAAAGCTACTGACGCTCGCAACGCTGCTGTCCGCCGCTTTGATGGCGGGATGCGCGACGATGGATTCCGCCGCGACTAACAACACGCATGTAGCGTGTGACAGCTTTAAGCCTATCCGCTGGTCAAAGGCGGACACCACGCCAACACAGCGTCAGGTGATCGGACACAACGCCACTGGCAAGGCTCTATGCAAATGGAGGCCGACCCGTGGCTAAGGCAACCGATGAGTTCCTGAGTGAGCTGCACCTAGCCATTGCTCACGACTTGCTCGCCAAGGTCAAAGGCGGCACAGCCACGCCCGCCGAAATCAACGCCGCTATCAAGTTCCTCAAGGACAACGGCATTGAGAACGGTAAGCAGAATGGCAACATGGCCCAGCTCGCTAAGGCCGTCCTGCCCGAGTTTGATGACGAAGGCGACCACACGTATCAATGATTGATGACCCTCTAGCGAGGGACTTCCGTAAGTTCTTGTGGTTGGTCTGGCAGCATATTGGTCTGCCTGACCCCACTCCCCTGCAATATGACATCGCCCGATATATGCACATCGGGCCTAGCAAGATTTGCATTGAGGCATTCCGCGGTGTTGGCAAAAGCTTTATCGCCGCCGCGTTTGTCCTGTTTCTCTTACGGAACAACCCGCAACTAAAAATACTCGTTGTCTCTGCATCCAAGACACGAGCCGACGCCTTCTCCACTTTCTGTATGCGTCTCATTATGGAAATGGATATCCTGGCACATCTCAGGCCGGGAGATGATCAGCGTAACTCACGTATTGAGTTTGACGTAGCGCCCGCCGTTGCGGACCAATCGCCATCGGTTAAGTCCGTTGGTATCGGTGGCCAGATTACTGGTACACGCGCTGACATCATCATCGCGGATGACTGCGAAGTTCTGAACAACTCTGCAACGTCAGACATGCGCGAGAAGCTGCTTGAACGCCTGAAAGAGTTCTCGGCTGTTATCAAGCCGTTGAAGTCTTCACGCATCATCTATCTCGGAACCCCTCAGACTGAGGATTCGATTTACAACAAGCTGCCTGAGACTTTCCAGACGCAGATTTGGCCAGCCCGCATTCCGACCGATGAGGAAGCTGTTGTCTATGGCAGCAAGCTCGCCCGTTACGTCGCGAAGCTAATGCAAACAGGATTAGCCGGGCTAACGACCGATCCGCAGCGGTTCTCCGATGAGGACTTGCTAGCCCGTGAATCCGAGTATGGCCGTGCAGGCTTCATGCTCCAATTCATGCTGAACACCCAGCTCAGCGATGAGGACCGTTTCCCGCTCAAGGTCAAAGACCTCATCATCATGGATGTCGATAAGGACAAGGCACCGATGAAGGTGAATTGGCTTCCCGACACCAAGCGTGAGCTGAAAGACCTCCCCAACCTGGCTATGGCCGGTGATCGCTTCTACAGCGTGGCCAGCCATGACGAGACGTTCGCACCCTTCACCAGTACCGTGATGTCTATCGATCCCTCAGGCAGGGGTAAGGACGAAACCGGCTATGCCGTGGTGAAGATGCTCAATGGCTTCTTGTTCGTCACAAAGGCAGGCGGCTTGCCCGGTGGATATGATCAGCAGACCTTACAGAGGCTCGCCATGATCGCCCGCGATGAAGGTGTCAACCACATCATCATTGAAGCGAACTTTGGTGACGGCATGTATACGAAGCTCTTTGAGCCGGTCATCCGCAAGATCCATCCGTGCGCTGTTGAGGAGGTAAAGCATTCCATCCAGAAGGAACGCCGCATCATCGATACGCTTGAACCTGTCATCAGCCGACATCGGTTGATTATGGACAAGTCAATCATCCTCGATGACTACCGCACTGCTCAGGCTTACGACGCTGACAACCGTTACACCAAGACCCTGATCCATCAGATGACGCGTATCTCCTTTGAAAAGGGATCGCTGAAACATGATGACCGATTGGACGCCCTCGCTATCGCGGTGGCTTACCATTCCGAGAACATGGCTCAGGATGCTGACCGTAACATAAGCAGTGAGAAGCAAGCCCGGCTGGAGAAAGAGCTGGAAAAGTTCCTAGATCATGCGACCGCAGGACGCCGGGGAAAAGATCAGGGATCATGGCGCTTAGGCTCTGGCCTTACCGGGGCGAGGATGCTATGAGCCGGTTCCCAAAAGGCCGCGTGGCGGAATGGTTACGCAGAGGACTGCAAATCCTTGCATCCCGGTTCGATTCCGGGCGCGGCCTCCACTTTCGGGAACCGTAACGTTCCTGTATGGTTTGCGCTCTTGCACAAGGAGCTAGCCATGGCCGACGACTTCGTTCTCATTGACACCCCGAATACCCTGCTCCGAATCGATAGCATTTGGGCGGTCATATCCGTTGATGCTGACGGTAACGAAGGGGTTTGCGCTGCCAGCATTAATGGCATGATGGCCCCGCTGATCGCAGCCGATGAGGCGCGGTTAGCCTCGATCATTCCCATGGCTCGCACCCTCGCAAAGATGGACCGGACCAAAACCCTCAAGCTGGTAAAGCTAACAAACCGTGAAGAGGTTATGACCATTGGCGATACCCATTGAGGAGCTGTCCGCCCGTTGCCCTTACTGCACTAACTCGGTCAGCTACCGATGGGCGACCGGCAAGGGATTCTTAACCGAACCCCACAACGTTCTAATCTGTGACGACGTGTTCCATTCGGAGTGTTGGGATAAGCTTGTGGAAGAACACCCACCGTGAGGGATGCAGGAACGATACCCATACAACTCTGTTGACATCGCGGGGTTGTGGTTGTTAACGCTTCTGCACCCCCTCGGATTATAGAGAGTTGTCCGTGGGCACTAGTTCCACCTCCACGCGTCCCAAACCCGTGATGGAGGATTGGAGACCCGCTGTTCGTCTGGCCTTCCCCCCAGAATACCCCGGCGAACAGCGGGCTTTTTCATTTGAGGCATTTCATGAGCCACATTGAAGATGCAGCTTACCTGACTTGGCTTAAGCAAGAATGCGGCTACCGGGATATTACGCCCCTCGGTGATGGGCGCTGGAAAGCCATCTATCCTCTGCTATACACCAATGCCGTTATTGTCGGTCTGATGGGTGCCCGCTGGGGCTATCAGGACCGCTGGTGTTATCATTCGTATGAGTTAGCCTTGGTGGCCTTGCTGGCATGGGATGGCACGGGCGAGCCTCAGGGCTGGCATCGCCACCCCGGCTCAGGCCGCAGGCGTGATGAGCTGGGCCAGGAATATGTTGCGCCATGAGGACGAACTACCGGATCAAGGCTACTCAGTGCCCCGTGTGTTCCGCCAAGCTGGACATGCTCAGCACCCTTGGGGTCAAGGCACCGCCCCCTCAGCCGGGGGACATCACCCTTTGTCTACAGTGTTCGCACTTGATGGCCTTTGATGAGGATGGCGGTAGGCGTGAGCTGACCACGGCTGAGCGAGAGGAAGCCTTAGCCTCGCCATCGATTCAACGTGTCCTAGCAGCGCGGGCAGCGACTAGGCGGGTTCACTAAGATGAAGAACCCGATTCCAGCGCCCCGCTACTATCGCCTCGTCGGCAAGAGGATCGTTCCTTGCCACACGCTGGAGGTATGGGGAACGTGGATGGAATCCAAGGACAGGATCGTTGCCAGAACCGACGTTGAAGGCCTCTTACAGGTGTCCACCGTGTTCCTCGGCCTCGATCACAATTTCTATGGCAAGGGTCCGCCGATCCTGTTTGAAACCATGATCTTTGGTGATGGTGTCGATGGATACCAAACCCGTTGCTCAACATGGGAACAAGCTGAGCAGATGCATGCCGAAGGGCTAGCACACGCTAAGGAAGTGGTTGCACGGGCACAACGAGCCACACAGCAGCTCACTGATTCGATAAAAGGCCAGCCGGGTGTGCAAGGACCGGCGAAGGTGGACGATGGCTCACAAGAGTCCTGAGGCCTTCCTAGAGGCATCGATAGATTTTCAGCAAAAATCTGAGAGGGTAGCGTCCAACTGGCCCCCGCAGAATCCCCCCGGTGCCCTCGGCGCGGGCCTTGGGATGGCACATCGGCCAGCGGATCGGCCAAGGTTGGCACTAATCACCGCATTCATCAATGATATCAATGAGTTGATGAGGTGTGGAGAACCGCGTAGCAACCACGACACCACAACACGACGCCAGCCGGGCGCAACGCGGCCAGCGATGGCCAGCCGGGGCGCTCTGAGTGTCCGTGTCTGTCTTGTGGGGTATTTTTTCTTTGAGGCTAACCCATGCTTGAACGGCTAACCGACGACGAACGATTCCTAGTCGTCACGCTGCTGATGCGTGATCTTGTCAGCATCGATAACGGTGATGAGGCGATGCAGGACGCAAGGCGCGAACTAGCTGGCATCATTGCCAAGCTGAGCGGGCCTAATAAGCGCGTGGTCATCGGTCCAAAGGGTTTCACCAAGGCGAACTAATCGCCGGGTCAAATTTTCCCAATCTGAGAATTACATTCAAGTGCGTAAGGCTTGCATGAGCGTAACAGCTATGCATAAGCGAATCGCTGGTATGCAATACCCGCACTTGCGTAACGATTGCCAGCCTTACTATAAATGAACCCACGAAACGAGATTGCTACGGGTTCACACGGCACACACTGCCAACACGCCATAGCCTCTCACGCTGTTTGACATCGTTAGTACCAACTCATGCAAGCAACGCTTGGCAATGGTTCATAGAGGCTAACAAGCCCTAACGCATTGCTCGCCTAGCTTGCGCTGAGTTGGCAGATAAGAGGCCATTGCATCGCGTGGCTTCCTACCTGCCAACACGGCAGGAACGCTGAACCATCAAGCGAGGATGATGGCAACTTGGGAGGGGCATCGATGCCTTGCATCGTGCTGTCTCTAAGCTGGAAATGGAAAGGGCGAGACCTAACAATAAGTCTCGCCCTCTACCTGATCTAGCAACTTAGAGACGAGGGGCAGCATTAGCCGTGCTGCCTCTCACCTCCCAAACTAATTCCCTGACCCTGATCTGTCAATATTGGAGGCTTTGCCATGGCCATTGGCCGCGATCTTTATGCCACTGTCACTAACCGGATTGTCGCTGAACTTGAGAACGGTTTCGCACCATGGGTTAAGCCGTGGTCACGCTCAATCAAAGGCGGTGTCTCTATCGCCCTTCCTTACAACGCCTCAACTCGCAAGCCGTATCGGGGTATCAACATCCTGTTGCTTGGCATGCTGCCCGGCTTTGAAGTGCCAGCCTATGTAACGTTCCAGCAAGCAAAGATGGCTGGCGGCACTGTTCGCAAAGGCGAACACGGCCACAAGATTTATTTCTATATGCCTCTCACGGTCAAAGATAAGACCAATGGCGAGGACAAGAAAATTCCCATGCTCAAGGAATACACTGTGTTCAACGTATCGCAGTGTGACGGCTTGCCTACTGAATACTATGGCAAGCGTGACGACTTGGAACCTGTACCGCCCTCGCCTGTTGATGCGCCCTCGCCTGAGTTCAGCGCATGGGTTGCTCGCAGTGGTGCCCGTGTTCAGCATGGTGGCAACAAGGCATTCTATTCGCCGGGCTATGATCTGGTGCAAATGCCAGTGCTAGCCGCGTTCAAGAATGCAGCCGGTTACAGCGCGACGCTAGCTCATGAGCTGGTGCATTGGACTGGTGCTAAGAAGCGTTGTGACCGGGTATTCGGTAAGCGCTTTGGTGATCAGGCTTACGCCGCTGAGGAATTGGTAGCTGAGCTAGGCGCGGCTTTCACTTGCGCACACTTTGGGATTGAGGGTGACTTGAGGCATGCCGGTTACATTGCCTCATGGATCAAGCTCCTTAAGAGCGATAGCCGGGCCATCTTCACCGCTGCTAGCAAGGCTCAGCAGGCTGTTGACTACTTGATGGCTGACCACACTGCGGTAACCGCCGACGACGAAGAACAAGCCGCTCTTGCGGCTTAACTCTTACACCTTCGTAATCCTCACATATCGGAGACTGTTAGATGGCTTGGAAAGTTACAGGGTTCATGCACGGCTATGATGCTTACGGCAAAATGCCTGCGGTCTATGGCCCGCTACCTCGCAAGGTTTGGATCAACACCGCTGGCCCTCGCTACCGCCGCTCTTATCGTGGTCAGCGTCTTGTTAGTACGGCTAGCACTGGCACTAAGAAGGAAGTCACCACCGAGAAGGCCAAGGAATACGCAACGTGGCTGGCCACGCGTGACGGGTTGGCCATCCCTACGGACTGCACTGCTGTTTGTGTTTGGGAAGATGTGGTGTTGACCACTGGCAAACTTGAGGCGCGGGTTAGCTCTGTCATCTGGTGTCGTCAGGACAGAACTAAAGGCGGTTGGAAAACCACCACGCTCCTAACCATCGATATTCCTAACTGGAATTGGCAGGCTGATGAGCCGGTCTATTCAGAGGATGAGCTGGAGAGATGGGCAGCATGACCAATGATGATTTGTTCAACTGCTGCGCTGGCGGCGTTGCTCCTAACTGGTCCGCCTATCGTTGGCTCGTTATCGGCGGGTGCATCGAGGACAAGGAAAATCCCGGCCATATCATTGGCGGGATCGCTGACGATGAGGCGGAGTTTTGGACTGTGTACGGCATGCTCAAGGGCGGCGGCACTGAGGCCATTACCGATTGCCCTACCCGCGCTGACGTTGATTGCGTGGCTGAACGCCTGAGCCAACTAAGCGGCCTTCAAGTTATCTAGCCCGAAACCTAGCGCGGTTCCTGTACCGCGCGACGGTCGCAGCGTTACGCGCTGCCTGATGATGGGCAATCATCTGCAACCGTGCATCTACAAGGATTTGGAATGGCTAAGAAGCTGACCGCCAAGGCAATCGCTCGCCAGCTCGGACACAAGGAACCCAAGGTTGTTCGCGAACCCCTCACAAAGCGCGACGACAAGCGACGGGACTATGAACGTGCATCGGAGCTAGCCGCTAACGGCTTTAACAACAACGTGGATGAATGGGCTGAGCTGGCTGAACTTGTCAGGCGTATGGGAAACATGGCCCCTAAGGAGGCAAAGGAGGCCTCAATCAAACACACAATGAGAATGGCTCAACTGCCTAGCCCATTCGCTGGACCGACAACGCCGGTCTATGGTAAACGCCGCTGATTAAAGACGGGGCGGATGTCTGGAACCCTCACAGAACCATAATCCGCCCCGCCCGCGTTGCGGCGACCGTGCTAGGCACCGCCCCGCCTCTGCTCCCGACTAGAGGCGACCTAGCCGGGAAACCGAGTCCTATACCGCCCGATACTTGGCGGTTATCTCTGCTGCGCTTGCGCGTAGCTTCTTCTCTACGAAGGCGGCTTCTTCCTGAGACTGCACAACGACGTTGATGCGCCGGGACGATGCCCCGCATTTCGGACACCACTTCCATGGTGCGCCGTGCGATGATGGCCCGCTATGCCTCTCGCCACACAGCTCGTTCTTACAGCGCCACTCCCTTAGGAGGTTGAGTGCGCTGATGTCATCAGGATTTAGGCGCAATCGAACACCCATGTTCCTGCTCCTCTAGCTCCTCAGCTCTAGCGGCTAGCAGCTTGGCGAACGCCCTATTGAGCTGTTCATAAGCCATATGCATCAACTGAAATGCACCGCTGAGCCGCTGGTGTAAGTGGGCATTGTAGGCGCTGGCTGCGCTGAACCCGGCAATAGCCGCGTTTGCTATCGACCAATTATCCCACGTCTCAGTGAGGTATAAGGACACAAGGCATGATCCGACCACGGCAGCGTGAACGGCCATTAGCCAGACCCATACCCTCGGGTTGGTCAGCCAAGCGAATTTCATTTCTTAGCCTGCGCCTCATGCCACCGCGCCGCCTTCTTAAGCTCGGCCTCATAGTCCGTGATTGGCTTCTCTTGAACCAACGTCCACTGGTAGCCTAGCGCAGCCATCGCAGCGGCCATCGTGGTATGCTGCGGCCTGCGGGTTTTGCCGTTGAACCAGTTGTCAATGGTGCTAGCGCCGACGTTGGACAGCGTAGAGAGTTTCTGAGCTACGCCTTTGCCGCGTCCCAATTCGTCCTGGACGATTGTTCTCATCTTATCGATGCCGGGATCTTTATCGACAAAGTTATAAGATCGATACAAACGCATGCGACCGGATGTCTTGGTTGTCGTCTTTGCCATCTTGGGGTTCTCCGCAGGGCTTTAGAGGGAAGGATTAGGCGTGTTGCTTGACCACTTCGTAGCTGCCGGGAACGCCATCAACTGGCTTGAGCAATCCGGCGTCTTTCAGCTTGACGAGTAGCGGGCTGGCGCTGTGGCCGTTGCGCCCCTGCTCCTTGAACAGTTCACGAAGCTGCTTAGCTGTGACTGTCTTACGCTTGGCTATGAACTTCTCAGCCTCAAAGCGATTCGTGGTGTCGTGCTTCTTTTCTTCCTGTACCGCCTCGCCTAGCGGCAACTCAGGGCTAGCCGTTGGCTTGCTTGTCGGCGCTGCGATCTGGAGAACGATTCGCTCATACAAACCGTCGTCACGTTTGCTGACGGTCTTGCGCTCTAACATTTCTCGCAGCGTGGGATATGCGGAAGCGCCATTACGACCGTTGGCGTTGAAGTGGTCTACTAAGTCCTTGGCGCGGAACGCTTGATTCTGTTCCTGCACCCATGCCGCTGCAAATTCATTGCCCGAAACTTCAAAGCGCTTGGCGGGCTGATTGCTTCCAAAGGTGTGGACATCTGTTGTCAATTCATACCCAACGTCAGTGATACCCAGCCGGGCGAGGGTAGCTAGAACGTGTCCTAATTGCTCAGCGCCACACTCAGCAACGATCCTAAATCGATCGATGATTAACGGCTCTTTTGCCACGGTTATGCTCCTGTTGCAGCGGTGTTAGAGTTAATGAAGTAGTGAGGGTGTCAATCGCGCAACCCTTACACGGGTACGCAAGCTCACCATGTTGTGTCAATTGCACCAATGTACGAATCTCGTGCAAAAACCCGTTTTCACTCCAAGAGTTAACAAATTGAAAGGCTGCGTTGCGTGTGGATCATAGCGTCAGGGAAACTCTCCCAAATGGAATTTGTCGGGCCATTCAAGACCCGAAAGGAGGCTGAGGAGTACGCCAAGGCCAACGAGAATGAGGACGTTGCCTCTAATTGGGAAGTGACCAACTTGAACAGCCCCGGACCTGAACGACCGTATCAATTTGAGGCATAATTGAGAGAAGCCTTGAAACGCACTTCCGTAACAGTTACAGCTAGAGAACGGCTTTAGGTTGAGTATTGCAGTACCTAAGTTGTAACCTTCGACGCCTCCTCACGTATACTTAATGCGTCCTGTACCGGACCCTTCAAATGCTCCCCAAGACCAACCGTGCAACCGTGCAAAGGACTCGCTCATATGTCAGTGCATTCGCTGGCCCGATCTATTGACTTTCTCCGCTCGGAAATACCCTCAGAAATCAACATCACAACCCTCGCCGTTTTCCTCGCAGTGGCTTCTCGTGGACGCTGCAATCAGAAAGAGATTGAGGAGGAGCTAGGACTTTCAAACGCTTCTTGTAGCCGCAACGTGAGCTACTGGTGCGACCGTCGTTATGATCGTGAAGCCGGGTTCGGTTTCATCCAACGTGTCGAAAACTACGATGACCGCCGCTACAAGGAGTTGACCCTCACTCCTAAGGGGCAGGCCTTCTACGAAAGCTTACGTGAGGCAAGCAAAGCCAGCGCAAAAGCCAAGGGGGCTGCCGAATGATAGCGCTGTTCGGCCTCATCCTCTTTCACTTCCTCGCCGCTGCATGCGCTGGCACGGTGATCGGTTTCTTTCACAAGCGCTAACAACAGGGAGAACAATGGCTAGCAAAGACGAGCAATCGACCCGATGGGCCTTCTTCATTGCAGGAGCCATCGCCGCTTCAATGTTCTGGTATTTCTCTATCCAATCAGGAGTTCCCGGCTAATGGTCAGAAAGCGAGTTCTCACTACAGGAAAGGTGCGGTTCCAAGCCGATGGCCTTGACGACAACGGCAAGCGGCGACGCTTCCAATTTCGCACTGAGGAGCAAGCGAAGCTCTTTGAGCAGAAGGTTCTAGTTCACGGCGAACACCAGACCGTTGGCCGGGTGTTCCACAAGCTGGCCCCGCTCTGCTGGCCAGAGGATGTTAGCCGGGACAGCTCTGTTCAGTACCGCGTCAACGAATTGATTGAGCTGATTGGGGCACCGACTAGCATCCATGACGTGGGGGTTAACACGGTCGATAAGCTGACCGCGCACTGGAAGAAGAAAGGCAACAGCCTAAACACCATCGCCAACAAGTTGGACGCCTTGTCCAAGCTGATGAAGCGGGCGAAGAAAAACGGGATCATTCCTGCGGTCCCTGAGATAGAGCGCAAGCGCGACACCTACGCTCAGCGCTCCTACATCCTCACTGAGGCTCAAGAGGACGCCATCCTCAACGCCCTCCCTGAGGAGACCACTGAGCGCACCGAGACGACGTGGCTACAGACCGGCATTCAGGGCAAGGAGGGAATCGTTGTCCGCGCGGCTCGGAAGTATGGGGCCGGGGTTCGCAAGTTCCAATCGTTCTGGATTTTCCTCAGCGAGACGGCAAGCCGTGGCTACTCCGAGTGCATGCATATGACTTGGCAGGACTGCGACTTTGAGGAAAAGACGGTCACGTTTCGGAAAACCAAGACCAACCGCCCTCGATCCCTGCCCATGTCTCATGAGGTTGAAATGATCCTCAGAGAGAACGCGTCGCTCGGATGGGAGGCCCCGTGGTCAGGGCTGGCCAATTACCACACTTGGCGGCATGCCTTTGATAAGGCGCGTGAGGCGGCGGGCCTGCCTGTCGGCGGCAAGGATGGTGTCGGCAAGAGGGATGGCGTTGTCGCCTATACCGCTCGCCATACGACAGCTACCCGGCTGGTGAAGAAAGCCAAGTATGGAACCATCCAGCTCATGGATACCTTGGGCCATACAAACCCCGGAACGTCGGCTCGCTACATCCACTTGAACGCTGACGACAAGCGCGAAGGGTTCGCAACGATCACGCGTAACCGCCAGCGTGGGACAGTGCCGCCAGACAACCCCAAGGTTGTGAACATCAAGGCGAACAAGACTAGAACAGTTGGCACCAGTGCCAGCGCGTTCATAAACAGAAGCGTAACGAAAAAGTAGCTAACCCTCTGCAATTCCTTGGCCTTTCGGAAGGGGCCATGTGGCGGAATGGTTACGCGCCGGTCTGCAAAAGCTAGCATTTTCAATCACTTAGAACGCCGTAGACCCTATGAAAATAGCGGTTTGCGGCGTTTTTCTTTGGGCCTACGAGGCTCGCGACGGCACAGACGTTTTTACAACCTATGGGTTGTGCAGCGTTAACCTCGATTCGTGACGAATCAGCAACAGTTCCCCTAATGTTCTCAGAGTGTCTTAAATAAGTATTCACAAATGCGAGTCCTTTGCGGCATTGTTGGGGCAACAGAAGTGTAAACGTTACGCTGCTGCGCACAATGGAATTTCGCAATGTTGGACGCCGTTCATACCGAAATCGGGGTTGGTTCAATGCTTGATTACCTCGATGAGTACCCCCTACCCGGCGCATTGGAGATTGTGCGGCGGGCCACTTTCCACTCTCACCACGTCATCTATTTCATTCTGCGGCATGCCGATGTCCCCCATCCCAAAGTCGGGTTCCGGGTGTTCAACGACAACACCAAGTTTGCTGGTGTTCAGGATTTCCTTGACGAATTGTGGAACACGCCGGACCTGATCCCCATGGCAATCGCGGCCTGAGGGGCACGTACACCCATCTACATATCAGCCCTTTGCATTACCTAGCCTTGGTGAAGCAAGGGGCTTTCTTTTTTCCAACTGTTACGCTTATGCGGGGTTTACGGACATGCTGGCAATTCAAGAAGGTATCGAAAGCGCAATGCTGGCTGAGGCTAAGCAGCGTCAGGAAGCCGATACGCGTAAGACCATCAAGCGCGAGGAATGGACTGAATCCAAGACCGGCAAGATTTACCACCATACCCTTACCCATGGGTTTGTCCGCGTGGTGGTCGATAAGCTGACCTCCTATGAACCCGGCAAGCCCGGCTCGCATACGCGGGCACTGCGGGCCTTGGTGGAGACCGGGCTAGAGCCTGAGGTTATTGCCCATCTGACCCTTAAGAGCCTGCTCAACACCGTCATGACCCGCAAGGGTAACCGGGCCAAGCGCGTTACCGTGTCCATTCGGATTGGTGACATCATCCATGATGAGCTGCGCATCCGACACTTTGCCAGCGTCAAGGAACGTCGGAACCTGCTCAAGAAACTCATGATGCAGTTTGACAAGCGTTCCTATCCCCGCGCTTGGCGTAAGCGAACCATCAAGAACTATTTCCACGCTGAGCAACTGTCATGGGAAACGTGGTCAACCCGTGAAAAGCTGGTCATCGGCTACGCCCTCATGGTCTGGTTTCGGGACAGTACCGGCCTGATCTTGGCGGACAAGGAAAGCCACTTCGTTGACCCTACTGAGGACTTCACAGCTCACATTCAATCCATGATGGAACGGAGGGTGCTGGATTACACCCTCTACAAGCCGATGGTGGTGACACCTAAGCCGTGGTCGCTGGAGAACCTTTTCCGTGGTGGTTACCTCAGCGAGGCCGTGAAGAAATACCCGCTCGTAAAGCGAACCGGGCGCAAGGATGCTGAGGAGATGCTGACCCGCGATTGGTCACAGATAGTCCCGGCAGTGAACGCGTTGCAGGAATCCCCGTTCAGGATCAATAAGACCATGCTAGCGGTGCTGACATGGGCGATGCGTGAACGTGGCGGCGGTATCGCAGGCTTGCCACAAGCGAACCCTACACCCCTGCCCCCTGAACCTGAGGGCTACCGTACCGATGAGGAAGTCACCAAGGCTCACAACCTTGTCTGCTTTCGCATCCATACGGCTAACCGGGAAATGATCGCCAAGCGGCAGGCTGTCCTCATGACCATGGGGCTGGCTGAGAAGTTCAAGAACTTCGACACCGTATATTACGGTCACCAGCTCGACAGCCGGGGCCGGGCTTACCCTGTCGCAGCGTTCCTGAATCCTCAGGGGCCTGACTATGTGAAATGCCTTCTCGATTTCAGCCGTACCGAAACCATCGTTGACGATGAGGGCGCTTGCTGGCTCGGGATCATTGCTGCCAACGCTTGGGGCAATGACAAGGTGTCTCTACAGGAACGGGCTGATTGGGCCGTAGACAACGAGGAAATGCTGCTCAGCATCGCGAACGATCCTACCAAGGATGTCCGATGGCTAGAGGCTGGCGAACCGTTCCAGTTTCTGCGGGCCTGCCTTGAATGGCGGGACTTCACCAACACCGGGTTCGGCTTTGAAAGCCGGATCGTCTGCCCGGCTGATGCGACATGCTCAGGCCTCCAGCATTATGCCGGGATGTTGCGTGATGAAATCGGCGGAAGATCTGTCAACCTTGTACCTGGCCTCGACCGTCAAGACCTGTACCGGGACGTTGCAGACGTAGCCGTTGATAAGCTCATGAACGCACCGGCCAAGGTCAGGCCTATCGCTGGCAACCTGCTGAGCGTCGGGATCGACCGCAAGATAACCAAGCGTCAGGTTATGGTCGTGCCCTACGCCGGGACGTTCCAAAGCTGTCTCTCTTATACGCGGGAGGCTCTGAACGAACGGTTCGGCACCGGCATAATGCCGCCATGGGATCGGGACGCACGGGAAGAGGATCAGCAGCACGTCACGTTGCTGAGCCAATCGATCTGGCAAGCCATTGATGAAGTGGTGGTCAAGGCCAAGGAGGCGATGAAGTGGCTAACCAAGTCAGCCCGTTCATACGTCGCTCTGGCCAACGCACAGCCGGGGCCAGCCCGTGCGAAGGCCATGACGTGGGTAACCCCGGATGGCTTCCTTGTTCGGCACTTTGCCACTGAGCTGAAAAAGCAACGGGTGGACACGTTCCTAGATGGCCGGGTCAACCTGACATTCTACGAACCGACACAGCGGCTCTCAGCTCAGGACACAGCCACGGCGGTAGCGCCTAACTTCATCCACTCTATGGACGCCTGCCTGCTCAGGATGGCGGTTATGAAGGCGCTAGCCCGGCCACGGCCCATTACATCGTTCTGCATGATCCACGACAGTTTCGGGGTTCACGCCGCTCGGATGGGGGAGTTCCTGAAAGAGTGCGTCAGGCCTGCCTTTGTGGAGATGTACGAGAAGCATGACGTTCTGGAGGATTTCAGGGACCGTATGCTTCTGATGCCCGGCCTAGAGCTGGACCCGCTGCCCAGCCGTGGAACGCTCGATCTGACCGGCGTTCTGGATTCTGAGTTCTTCTTTTCTTAAATCCCCGCATATTCGTAACTGTTGCAGTAATGTTACAGTTACGGAGGTGGGGGCACGTACACCCATACTGCGTAACAAAACGCCAAATGGAACTTCATCCCTATGATCCATACCGAACGCACTATGACCGAACGCTACCCCTGCGGCTTCTCCGATAGCATCGAAGATGACATCCGTGAGGCCATTGCGTTTGGTGTCCTGCCCGATCTGACCATCAGCGAATTTGAAGCTGAGTTGGCCATTATGCCCGGCTTTGAACGGGAGGGCTACATTCAACGAATTTGGGACCGGCTGTGAAGCCGGGCCTGAATGACCGTCTCCGCTTCATTGTGGAGACTGACAACGACATCGCCAAGCTCTGCGCTGAACCTGTCGTTGGCTTCCACGATTTCAAAATCCTCAAAACAGCGCGGACTGCACACGTAGCCGCGATTGAACACGCCCCGCGAAAGCAAGCCAATGTTTGACGACAACCTGACCGGCGAAACCCGATACCGGGAAACCCCGTGCGGCTTTGTAGTTGAGCTGGAATACGCGTTCATTGAACACGGTAAGCAAGGCTGGCAATTCGGTTGGCGCAATGCCAACGCTGCTGACCTTTGCATTCGCGGTGCGGTTATCATGCACAACGAAAGCGACTAATGGCTAAGGCCACTAAGAAAACCTACATCAACTACAAGACTGCCCCCGGCATTGCCGTCTATCCGAAGCTCGACAAGCCCTACAAATGGGATGATGCGTCTGAGCGTTCACTGCCCAATCCTGATGGCGAGCTTGTTACCAAGCTGGCTGTCCCTAGCGAGGATGCGCAGCCCCTCATTGACCTGATCACTAAGGCTATCAAGGATTCCGGCGTTAAGCCGAAGTACCTGCCTTATGAGGATGAGGAAACTGACGGCGAGAAAACCGGCAACGTTCTGTTCAAGCTCAAGGCTTACGGCAAGACCAAGGAAGGCGCTCCCTATCGTATCAAATGGTTTGATGCTGAGGGCGCACCGATCAAGGGCCGTGTCATCGTCACTGGCGGTTCACGTATCCGGCTGCTCGGCTGGATCAGCGTTGCCAAGATGGGCTGTCGCCTGAACATCCGTGAAGGTCAGATTATCGATCTGGCT